GGCCGTGCCAAGCGCGAAGGGCGCAGTGTAAAGGCTGCCCCCTCGCGCGAAGCCGCTAAGACTCGCAAACAAAGAGCCAAAAAGAGAAGGGAGGAGAAGCGGCATCGTTCCGCGTCCAAAGATCGTGCCATCGCGCGCAAGAAGTCGACGTCATGCAAAAAAGGACTTCTCGCGTCCGATGAGCTTGAAGCTCAGAGCGGGTTGGTGAACGCCGTGACTGGCCTCAGCAACATCCCAGAGACCTTGGAGGGTCTCATGGGGGCTGTTGGGGTCCTCGGTGAGGAGGCATCGCAGTTTAACGACACCATGGAAAATCTCACTGACATTGTGGGTAAGTACAACCCGGAAGATCTCACTGGGATTAAGGATGGTATCAAAGCCACCAATGACACAATCAAGAAGGACTTTGTTCCCATCCTGGCGGAGCTAACCAGGCTAATGTCAGTCTTTGAGGAGCGCACGCGCCCGTCCAAAATTTATGAGAAGTTGAGCAACATGCTACCTAGCAAGGAGACGGTCTCCAACTTGGTTACTGCAGCGCTAACGCTCTCGACCATTTACGCAATATACACACGTAATTTGCGTGCTCAAGCTGTTATAGCTGGTCTCTCCATCTTGCGCGTTCTGACGACAGGGCAGGGACACATGCATGCAGCTTTTGCCGCGACGCGCGCCGCTCTAGAGGGCTTTAACCAGTACGTGGTTGAACCCACGCTCAACAAGGAGGGGGCTCCGGAAATTGTTGCACAGAGCGCATTTGAAAAGCCCATTTACGCCGCGGGTACTGTGGCACTAGTTGTAGCCCTTGTTGGTGTGTCATGGAAGAAGGCCGCCGATATTTTCGATGGAGCTCAGAAGTTTGCTGACAAGGTTAAGAGTTTCGAGGGATCCCAGAAAGGTTGGCGCTCCTTCGTTGACGCCTGTATCAAGGGCTTGGAGAATGTCGTGAACTTCATTAGGGGTTGCTTCGGCGGTAAGCCGATCAAACTCAAATCCGACCCGTACTTTTTCCTTGAACAGTATGTGGCAAAGGTGCACTCGCTGCGCGATCAGTTTTACAGCGGATTGCGAGATCAGTCTGTGTTGCACCAGTGCAACGAGCTTTACGCTGAGGCCGAGAAGGTCATCAATGAGCTTAGAGCCAGTGGGGGCACGGACCTTCAGATCCGTGATGTGGTTGAGTGCAAACGCGTGTTGAACCTAATGATGGTTCACCTCGGCTCCATGAATGTTTACTGTAGTGGTCAGCGCACCACGCCTGTCACTGTGCTGCTGACTGGAGCACCCGGCATTGGCAAAACAACTCTCATGAACTGGTCTTGGCCGGTCGTTGCCTCACGAGTGCTCCCGCGTGATAAACTCGATGATTTCCTTAAGAATCGAGGCAATTTCATGTACTCATACAACCAGAAAGATCAGTATTATTCCGGTTACAAGGGACAACAACACATGCTCATTGATGAATTTGGGTTCATTCGCGATAGCGCGACTGGTGAGTCGATCTTTTCAGAGCTGATCATGCTCAACAACAATAACCCTTATTGTTTGAACATGGCGGCATTGGAGGACAAGGGTAAGTATCACTTCCGTTCAGAGTTTGTGTGGCTCACGACCAATCGTGAGACATTCAGGCCAGACCAAATGCCGAGCATTCAGGAACCACAAGCCGTTCTCAGGAGGCTCGACTTCGCTTGGTGTGTTTGTGTGAAGCCCAATTGGGCAACCAACGATACCGCGAGCGGCCCACCACAAAACCGCCGCCTTGACAAGGAAAAACTCCGACAGTACATGCTGAACCGTGCCAAGGGTCAGCCAGCTTTTCCGCATTTAGTGCTTCACAAAATGACGAGCGTTGAATGGGGCAAGCTGGATGAGCGCGAGTACTCCGTCGACGAGTTTGTTGACAGTGTTGTACAACAATATGAGTCAAACAAACGCGAGGGTATAAACATGCTGGAGATGGTCCAAGAGTCGGTCGATGAAATCGTCGCCTCACGTTTGTCCAGCGAGGATCAAGGACTGGATGAGGATGTGGAAAAGATGCTCAATGAGGACGTTGATCTGCGTGTGGGCAGTGTAGCGGAGGCACGAGGCAACCTCAAGTACGCTGATGCGCTTGAAGCACAGCTCGGTCACATCGAGACTGAGCTCGAGGCACAAAGTGGCGAGAGGGAAACGAATCCCATAACGAAAGTTAAGGATTGCGTGTGCGCTACGTGTTACAAGTCACCGATGTTTGGTTCCTTCGCGAACTTCCGAAAGGGTTTGTCTCTCAGGCACAAGTTCGACGGTCGCACATTGACGATTCTCGAGCGTGGGTGCCGCATGCCGAAGATAACGCGTGCTGAATATGACAAGATTTACAACGAACGTATCATCTATCATTACACCAATGGTTACAACACCCTGCCAAAGGAAGAAACCATTGATGATGCATGCATTTCGTTTGAGGCCAAGCGCGATCCTGAGGCAGCCATCCAGCTCTTCGCCGATGCGATCATGAGTATGAGGTTGCGTACGGGGCTGTTTGACTTCAGCAACAAGAATTATCTCTACGGTGCCTTAACTAGGCTCACTGGTATTGTGGCTAACGTGACCATGATTTATGGCATTGCCAAGTTAGTCGGGTACGTTTTTGGTTTGTTCCAGAATGTCACGCAGCGCAACGACCAGGTTGCGGCTCCGCCCACCGTGGCACCTAGCGTGAACCCAGAGTCCGTGTATCCCTTGCGTAGGCCCATCATCAAGGCTCGGAAGGCGGGCAAGGAGCTAGGGACGCGTGGCGTGGAGGACATAATCAAGTCAGCCGTCCGGTCCAATTGCTTCCGGGTTGACTGTCGCATACCCTCGACTGGGACCACAACCACTGGTATCCTCACCATGGTCCAAAGCCAGGTTGCGCTCTTGCCCCACCACATCATGGAAAATTGGGCAGCGGCATTCGAACGCGACAGAGATTCGTATTTGGTTCTCAAACAAGTGTTCACCAGCAATGGCGATATTAAAAAGGATGCGGTGTCTGGACAAAATGTGTACCTCAAGGATTTCATGAGTTTCGAGGATGGTGAATGCGTGCTCGATTTCGAGCGCGTGGGTTCCTTGGACGATGACACTGTGATCGTGTATCTCGATCAGGTGCGCAGGGGAAAGAACATCGTTAAGCACTTCTTGTCAAAAACATATCACATCCCGAACGGTTCGCACTCGTACTTCTGCGGCATCGACAAGGATGAGTACACAATGGTTGAGAAGACCGGTCTTTGTGCCTATGCTGGCCGCGTCAGCTACAGCCAAACCGGCACCTCCCACAGCATCATGTCGTCCTACACAACGAGGCAAGGTGACTGCGGAGCGCTTGTGGGTGTAATCAGCACTCCTGCGCCGCAGGCCATCTATGGCATTCATGTGGCCGGATGCCCAAAGGGCCAACCCACTGCGTACTCAGCGCGTGTGGCTCGCGAGGACCTCATTGACGCGATTGAGGCGTTGGGCAAGCGGGTGCACCTTCGTGTGGACGATGTGGAGAAGTGCATCCCTCCTGCCACCGCTGAAATTGTGGTGCAAGGAGGGCACAAGGGCCCAGCTGGTTGCGAACCTTTGTTCCACGTCGTGTCGCAACCGCGCCCTATGAAGAGCAAGCTCACCAAGAGCCCCATTTACGGGAAAATTGGTTTTGAGTGCACTCAGCGCCCGGCCAACTTGCGCGAACACAATGGTATTGACGCGCTGGAGTTCGCTAGCATGAAGTACAACAAGTATGTCCGAGGCATCCCACCTCACAGGCTGGATCATGCAAAGCGCCTCGTGGCTGACAAGCTCATTGGCCTGAAGCCACCGAAGTATCGTCGAGTGCTCACAATTGAGGAGGCGCTTCGGGGCGTACCAGGCGAGAGGTTCTTGTGCGGCATGCCACGTGCTTCGAGCCCCGGCCTACCATGGGCTTCCATGTGGAAAGGCAAGGGCAAGACTGCAGCCATGGGCCTCGACGAGGAGATCAAGCTCGACACCCCAGAAATGAAGAAGGTGCTCTTTGAAGTCGAGTGGATGTTGGAAAGCATTAGAGGCGGGCAGCGCCCGACAGTTGTGTTCACATCGTTTTTGAAGGATGAGCTTCGCCCGATTGGGAAGCCAGCACGATTGATCTCATGTGCTCCGTTTCACTTCTCCATTCTAATGCGCCAGTACTTTTTGGGCTTTAGCGAGCACGTCATGAACAATCGCATAATTAACGGCATCGCGGTCGGTATTAGCCCCACGAGTGACGAGTGGACTGTTTTGGGAAACAAGCACACTAAGCGGTTTTGTGTCGCTGGTGATGTGGGCAATTTCGATTGCAGCCTTGAGCCCAACGCTATGCGACGCATCAAAGACATCATCCACGAGTTCTACAATGATTACGGCACGCCGGATTATGAGATTAGGGAGGTTCTCTTTGATGAGCTGATTTACAGTAGGCACGCTTTTGGAAACGCGGTCTACGAGTGGATTGGCTGCAATCCGAGCGGCAATGTTCTGACCGTAATCTTGAACTCAATCATGACTCTGATCATGACCCACAGCGCAGCCCTCGAGATTTGTGATGTGAAACCACAGTTGCGCATAACAGATGTCGAAGTGGACACATATGGGGATGATGTGCTAATATCGTCAGATCGAGAAGAGTTCAGTTTCTTGAACTTTAAAAGGGTGTTCCACAAGTGGGACATCAAGTTCACGGATGAGAACAAGGGAGATGATTTCGTGGAAGTTTGGACTACTGTTCATGAGGTCACGTTCCTGAAGCGTCGCTTCTTGCGGCTGCCCCAGTATTCATCCACGCGTTTTGTTGCGGCTTTGTCCATGGACACCATCCTCAATTGTGTTCAGTGGATGAACAAGACCGATCACACGCACGAGGATTATCTCAACCGTGTCCACACCATGCTTGTCGAGCTCGCAGCTCACGGGCCTGATGTGTACTACCATTGGCAGCGTAAGATCCAGAAAGCAGCTGAGGGCACGTGGTTGGAGAGTCCTTTGGAAATTCGCAAGTGGGAGGAGCGTTTTGAGCTCTTTTTGAGCTCTGACGCCTCCTACTAAGAGAAGCACCGTCCGAAGAAGCAGCTATGACGTTAAACTAGGCTGAGCTCGAGTGAGTTGTGGTGGCCAACTAGCTCGAGTGCTGGAGGGTTAAACCTCGCGGTCACGGCTGTGGGCAGCCCCCACTAACACCGCAAAGCCAGCAACTCGCCAGGATCTGGGTCCTTCTTGGTGTTTTAGTCCAACGACCTACCAACGAAAGCAACGAAAAACCGCAAGCTGCTGCGGAAAATGCAGCCCACCAGCCAGCGGCGTCTGACGCTGCTGGCGTAACAAGTGTAGCCATGGACGCTTCCGTGGTTGTCGAGACGAGAGTGCCGAAATTGTTGGATCCCGAAATCGCAGGAGCCATTCTGCCCAATCAAATTCAATCGGTGGCTGAGTACCTTAGTAAACCGTACTTGGTCGCCTCAGGCAGTTGGCAAACCAGTAACACAATCAACGATCTCTTGTACTCTGGCAATGTGGCCAACATGATTCTGGCGAACAGCATGTGGAGGGAGAAGTTGCAGGGTTACTATGGAATGCGGTTCAACACTGTGCTCCGTGTGACACTCAATGGAACCCCCTTCCATGCTGGTGGCGTAAGGATCGGTTACTATCCAGCCCCCGAGACTAACCCCAATAAGGTCCTTGAGCACACACAACACTACGTCAGCTTCAACCAGCTGCCTGGCGTATACTTAACCCCATCTGAGGAGTCTGTTGTTTTGAAAATTCCGTATGTAAGTCCTCTTAGGTTCTTGGAGTTGACTACAACCAATCGCGTGTCGCCTGCACGCGTTGAGATTAGGGTTCTCCTCCCTCTGAGTGTTGGTTCCAGTGGTTCTCCGTCAATCACTTGGAACATGTGGATGTCGTTGGAAGATGTTGAGTTGTTCGGGCAAAGCGCCACCGTTGTGGCGCAGTCCCAGATGAGTGGCCCCAAACCGCGGATCAGGCAGCGCGGCAACCAACAAGAGCGAGAGCACACGCCAGTCTCGAGTTTTCTCTCGGGCCTGGCACAAGCGAGTGCTCCGTTATTATCCATCCCTACTCTTCAGCCCTTCGTGGGCCCAACTCAGTGGATGCTTAACGCGGCTGCGCTTTCAGCCGGCGCTTTGGGTTGGTCCAAGCCTGCCCACGATGACATGAACCAGCGAGTGACACGCAGCAACCACTGGAACATCGCGAGTGCGACGGGAACCGATGCTGCACAGAAGATGTCCCTCTTTTCCGACAACAAGTTAATGGTGTTGGATGACGCAACAATTGATAGCACGGATCAATGCTCGATTGCCTACATCAAGAGGCAGTGGGCGCCGTGGATACCTATTACGTTTTCCACTTCCAACACTGTCGGTCAACAGGTTGACACACTCCCATTGATTCCCCAGGCGTACACGGTGCTGCATCTCGGCTCCGAGTATTTCACACCAATCAAATGGTTGACGGAGCATTTTCAATGCTATCGTGGATCGTTTGAGTTCAAGTTCATGTTTGCCAAAACAGCGTTTCATGCCGGTCAAATTCAATTTTCGTTCGTGCCTGGTCCTGCGGCAGTGTCGTTGACGCTTGATGAAACGCCAAAAGCTTACCGCTTGGTGTATGATTTTCAAGACGCAGATGAAGTGTGCATTCGTGTGCCTTACATCATGCCTCACGATTACATGTACCGCGATGAGTTCTTTGGTCGTATGTACATTCACGTCTTGACGCCACTCCGAGCCCCTGAGACATGTGCCCAGAGCGTGACCGCCATGGTGTTTGTCCGTGGCGGGGAGGACTTTGAGGTGGCGGTACCCCGTCTGTTCGATTGGACACCCGGTTCAGTTGTGGCACCAGAGTTGGTTGCCCAAGGAGGTTCGACGGAGGTCAGCGGTGATTTGTGCCACACAATGGGCGAAGACGATCCCTTGGGAAGCACGCTGTTTTCTGGTCACACTCAGGGAGAGCACGTGTCCAGCGTGCTCACGCTGCTAAAGCGGTATGAGCAAGTTGTGATGCCTGCAGTTCCTGAGGACAGGTTTGCAGTGTTCTACCCCTGGACAGTGTTCTCCACTGGCGGTGCTCAAACACACCGTTCTGACCGTCACTCATCAATCTTGAGTTGCTTTGCCTTCATGCGTGGTGGCGTTCGAGTTCGCTTCGTCAACTTGAGTGCTACCAACAAGCCCACGTATTTTGAATACTGGAACAATGGGCGAGCACTTGAGTGGTACAACAGTTTCACGCTGGAGCGCACTTCCGACTACCCAGCGTTCGTTACCGTTTCTCGAGTTCATTACGACACGGCGGGTGAGGGTGGTGCAGTCGCCTGCGCGTATCAGGGAAAGTACCGCTTTTGTCCGGTTTCGTGGAACAAGTACCTCATTGACACCAACCCTTCGCAATGGCACCCCACTGGCACTTTGGCGTATCGTGGGTTCGGCACCGGCGAGGGTGCCGATGACAGGCTCATGCTGCGCGCTTTTGATGATGACTTTCAACCAATTTTCTGGGTGGGCATTCCACCGCATCGCAAGGTGACGCCATCATAATTTTCTTTCTTTTCTGTTCTTTGTCTTTGTTTTTCCTTTTCTTCTGAAGAGTTTTGTTTGGTGAAGATTTGCTGATCTACGCTTGCTCAGGCGGTGATACAGCCAGAAAAACCCAAAAAATATTTGATTTTCTTTCAGTATATTTTGGACGCGGATAACCCGTGAACAAGTTTCACTTGCCGCACCAGCCCCAAAAGGTTGGTGCTTCTTGTGTAGAGCAGCTTGTTCCAACAGTGGC